GTGATTAGTTATAAAATTCGATCTTCTTCATTGTTAAATCTTATCAACGATATAAGGACTGGGAAATTAATACCAGATGCTTACTTTCAAAGAAATCTAGTGTGGAGAGATATCCATAATAAGGATTTCATAAAAACAATACTCCTTGGATATCCATTCCCTCAAATATTTATATCTAGAGGGAAAGTGGATGTTGAAAAAATGGTAACAATATCCTGTGTAGTTGACGGACAGCAACGAACTCATGCAATAATTAGTTTCGTTGATGGTGAGTTTGATGTTGATGGCAGATATTTCAGTGACTTAGATGAGGATGAAAAGTCAGCATTCTTAAAATATGATATAGCCATAATTGAGCTAGATTTAGATAACAACGATCCCCAGGTTAAAGAAATATTCCAAAGAATAAATAGAACATCTAATTCACTTACAGCCATAGAAAAAATGGCATCGGCATATGCAACATCAGATTTTATGCTTACAGCGAAACATTTATGTGATGAAATAGATATAACAGCGAACGCTCCAGAAGAAGAGTTCAAAGAAGATCCAAATATACCACCGTACTTTTATTCATGGGCAAGGAAAAACAAACCTAACTTATTCCAGAAACTTATTCTGGAAAAAGGGATATTTACCCCTCGTGAAATATCAAGAAAAAATCACTTAATGCATGTTCTAAATATAATATCTACATCAATAGGTGGGTTCTATGATAGAAATGGGAAATCAATTTCCAATATAAATGATAGGGCTATTGATTTTATACCAGATCCGGCAACGGAAATTATTTCAAATTTCAACAAGATCGCCGAAATAATAAATAAACTAAAGTTTGGAAAAAAATCAATTTATTTAAGCAAAACTGGATTTTTCTCTCTTTGTGTCGCCTTGTACTCATACATTGATTCTTTTGAAAAAATTAACATTTCAAACCTAAAAACTAACCTTGAACAATTCGAATTAAATCAACCTGAAGCTTTCAAACTAGCAATGTCAGAAGGTTTAAATAGCAAATCAAATAGACAGGAACGACATGATTTCTTGATTGATTTGATAAATAAATCTTTTTAGTTGTTTAGATAGTGCGGAGGTATTACCTCCGCACTATCTAAATCTAAGATATTAAATCAGAATTATAATTAAATATCCCAGCACAGAAGAACGCAGAAATCATATAGATATGATTAAATAATTGTGGATAATAAACTAAGAAAAAATCGTCTTTTAGAGGCTTTATTCCGATTACTGAGATTTATTTAACACAAGATAGATTTACGCATCATCTATGTAGTAGCAAAGCGTGATGTCCGTGCTATACATCACGCAAGTAAACCATTTAGAGACTCTGATGATAGCTCAACTACTGCAAAATCAGCTATGAGGAAGAGGTGTAGTTAATATGGTAACGCTGAGGATTATTATACGCCATAGTAACCCCATGTTTTAGCTGGAAATACCAAACGTTGGGAATCTACCATGGTATTTTTTACAACTATTCAAATGTTATAGATATTTAAAAGACTAGATTGATATACTTGATAACCATACATTTCATATTTTAAACATATTGCTTCCACGTTGCTTATATATGGCTGTGATACGAATGGAGAAATTATTATATCACTAATTAATTCTTTGATGTTTACACTCAAAAATACGATTAAATAATTAATATAATGTCTACTTTTGTGTGGATATTAGATTAATCTCCTCTCAAGGATTTCATTAAAAGTCACGTCATAAAGCAAATGTCAGAGAAGTAAGCGTCCAACTCTGAGGCTTAGCGGATTGTCAGGTCTGATTGAGACTAAAGTAAAAATATTGCTGGAGGATGGGCTATGGAACTAACAACTCACTATAATCCACTCCTTTCCTCTATCATCGTGATAGCGTTCGGTCTGAGATTGTGTTTTGTGCCCCAAGAGTACTTGCGTGTTTACCCCTTGGGGTTTATATAGTCTTTCCGCGAGCGAACGTTGTTCATGAAACGTTGCCGCCGTGCCGTGCCCCCAATCAATATCAGTTTTATCCCTGGCTTTGCTAAAGTTGGTTGTCAGGGTATTTCCTGGCACTTTTGCTCCACGTTGGGCCATTGATGTCGAACGGAAGTAATGTACAAGATACTGACTGACAGCATAATCTCGGCAACGCGAGATAACCTCACGTAAGCTTGTGTTCAAAGCATCGCAACGAAGAGAAAGAGGCAGTGCCAATTTTGCACCAGTTTTCTCCTGCACAACATGTAAGTGGTCATCCCAGATATCGCTGAATTTCATTGCTGAAATATCACCCAAGCGCTGTCCTGTAACTACTGCCAATAGCATCGCATTGCCCATGTATTGATGCTTTTTATCAGCAATGTCGAAGATCTTCTGCCATTCCTCTAAATTCAAACGCTGCCTGGTAACCTTCCTGCGCGGTTGCTTCGTGGCAAGCGCGGGATTGTAGCCAGGCGGAACTTCACCAACATGCTGAGCCTCTTTGAATACATCGATCAGCACTGAGCGAACAACCTGGCCCATACGTGGCTGTCCGGCGTCGGTGTACTCATCCAACAACGAAGCGATATCTCTGGCATCCACCTCGGGCAAGGATTTCATTGCAAATTTTTGGCGTAGAAGGTCCACAGGCTTACGTTTTTGTTTAAACGTGTTGGGCTTGATATCACCGGTACTCAGTCGTTCCTCCTGTATTTTCCAATACCGGTCGAGCCAGGTACTGACAGTTATATTTTTACCCTTAATTTGTGCAACGCGATCGCTAAGTGCCAGGATCTGCCGGCTACGTTGCTCCGCTAGTCGGCTATTGGCTTCTATCGCAATCTCACGAGCTTCCTGCTCATTGTCACCAAGAGCATGGTACTTCCCGGTAACCGGATGCCGGTACCGCCAGTACACTTTATTGGCCTTGCGGCTAAATAGGGGATACAGGTTAGGAATATCAACATTGTTCTTACGTGGTCTGGCTGCCATCGTTCAATATCCTTTGGAGCTTCGGATTGTCATTGTGCTTAATGACCGGAGTAGTGAGTGGGCCAACTAGCTCAGCATCTTCTCGCACGCGCCATAACTTGCCTTCCTTACGCGCAGGCGGGGCGAAGTGGCCCTCTTTAGCGCAACGCCGCAAGGTATTTAGAGAGGGCGGTTTGCTGCGATATCGTTCCGCAGCCCATTCTTCAAGCGTCAACATCTGTAACATCAAGTACCTCCACACATCACCCGCCGCATACGGGCATTAATTCAATCGTGACATGTCACACACTGTTAATTTGGTTTCATGCCATCCGTAGGTTTGCCAGCACTCAGAATCACCAAGGAAATAACAACCTTCTGGGTCACCTGGTAGTTTGTCTTTGCACTTACCGCAGCACCGTTTATTCCGTGCCGCCAGCTGCTTTTTTAACTCGGCGTTATCCTTCCTGATCAGCATGCTGATGTATTCATCCAGATCGTATGGTTCGCGTTGTGGCCGGCGAGCTGCACAATTCTCTCGTAACATCTCAGCCTCTTGTTGATCTAGTTTGATTTCGACAGGGACAATGCCAGCCAGTCGCTGGCGCTCGCGTTGGGCTGCTTTACGCTCTGCATTAGTCTTTGCCATTGATGATCTCCATATATGCATTTATGAAGGTTTGCGCAGCTTCCGCATTGATAGCATTGCCGTAGGCGCGCAGTCGTCCCACTCTTGCGGTAGCCCCATTAACCAACGGGAATGAGCCGGGTCTAACTGGCCGCCACTTTCCATCCCTGCAGAAGAGCCAGTCAGCATCTCGCCAGAAACCATTAGTCTGGCTTGGGTTTCTGCTCCGGAGGCAGTCCTTACTGCCTTTTCCCCATCTAATGCCTTCGGCTCTGGCCATGCTGCCAACCACGCCACTCGTCCCAGCAATGAGTTCAGTGGAACATTCAGACATTCTTTTCCGTCCTTCCAGTCCCTCGTTGTGGGCGTTGGCCACCCAGTATGCGCGGTCACGGATGTGCGGAGAGCCGACGCCCGCAGACGGGAACGGGACAATCCCGAAGGCGTAATCCATTGCTTCCAAGTCAGCTTGTACAAGGTCGAACCAAGCATTTGCGTTGCCGCTTGCAACTTGCTCGCCAAAGACGTGCTCAGGTCTGCACTCGCTAATGAGCCAATGGAAGTGAGGCCACAGGTGCCGCTCGTCATCAAACCCGCTGCCTTTGCCTGCCGCGCTGAAAGGCTGGCACGGACAAGAACCTGTCCAGACTGGTTTATCGTCAGGCCATCCGGCGTTGCGCAAGGCATAAGACCAGACTCCGATTCCAGCGAAGAAATGGCATTGAGTGTAGTTTCGTAAGTCATCGGGTTTCACATCCTCGATTGAACGCTCATCAACATCCCCAGGCGCTATATGACCAGCAGCTATCAAATTACGGAGCCACTGAGCGGCGTATGGATCAATTTCGTTGTAATAAGCTGAAGCCACTAGGACTTCCTCAGTTCAGCATCCATCTGGAAGCTATTTTGTTGATAGGCAATAGCCATCTGCTCGGCATCGTTCATCGCATCATGGAGCGAGTTATGCTTAACAACCGCAAAGCAGGGCTGGTGGGTTTTAGGTAGATAGCCACGGTTTCCCTTTGTCATTGCGTCGATATAAGTGCGTACGTCACGCTTGCCACCCCAATGCCATGGGCATTCGATCCCGTTAGTTCTATAGGCATGTTCCAGGATAGAGCCATCGAAGTCGGTGCCACGGAAGAATATCCGGGCATCTGGATGGGCTTTTATCCAATGAGAGAGCAGGGCGAGGCATTGGCCAATTGGCTCTCGGTCTCCCGCAAGAGCTTCATGTGCATCTTCAGATTGTTCACGCCACCAAGCCTGGGTCTTGACGCTTACATTGCGGCCCTGCATTAACTGACCGAAAGTATCTACCAGACAGTAGAAGGCCGTATTTGAGTACTCCGCCAGCTCTGCATCACGTGCTACCTGGATAATGCTTTGCTGTGTCTGACGAATGTCAGAAATATCGAATGCAAACGCCCCAATGGAAAGGATTACTGCACTTGGCTTGGTATCCATTGTTTCGGTATCTATCGTAATAGTATTGATCATGTTAATTACTCCACACTGATTTTCGGCAAAGCGAAGCCCCGCCAGAGTTTGGCAAGTTTTCGAATATAGAAAATACGACTTAGATAAGAGGAGCTACACCCGCATAGCGTAGGTCCTCGGTCAATTACTCACACATCAGGTGACGCACCGCATTGCTATGCAGTTTTTAAAATACTGCAGAGCGTCACATCATATGTTTTAATGTTAAAAATTTGTACGAAAGAAACTTATTGGCATTTTAAAAGTAAGGAGTTCTCGTGGCTAAGCTAAAACACATCCCATACGAAGGTAACGAATATTATTATGGCGTTACTATTGATCATTTTAAGAACATTGCTCTGGGTGTGTCGGGTGTACTTATTTACAACATTATTAATGGAGCCGCCAACTGGGATAATCCGGGCATGTACGGAGTATTCACGCTGATCTTACTTTCAGGTGCCGTGCATCTATTTTTAAAAAGCCATAAAAATTGGGGGTACGGAAGGGTATCTACCTTCAAGTATAAGGATTTTGCTGCCAAGTTTATTAATATCATCCTACTCGGTTTTTGTGGGGTGTTTTGCTCATACGCCTATGACATCATGATCGTTTCCAACGATGCCCCTGGGAAAACGCAATTTGAGGTGTTTACCTATATTTGCAAAGCTGGGGCTTGGATGTTGGCTTATATTGCTTTGTCAAGTTTGTTCACTCATTTTGCTATTAATAAAGTAATAGAACCTGCTGATATGCAGAAAGCTTGAATCCAGACTTAATTAAGGCGGATTTACGCAGATTATTAAAGAGCGAAAAAAGTGCGGCTGACACCAACCCAGCGAACAGCCGCCAAGACTACACACAGCATAAATTTTTGCCGGATACCTGCGCTTGCTTTCGCTGCAGTGCCGCCGGCGCGGCGCACAAGGTGTGGCGGCTGGTAAACAACGCCCCCGAAGTTTCCAGCCTAACCACATCGGTATGCTCACTCATGAGTTTCAGGATTCTCCACCGCTTCCAGACTTGAGGGAAAGGGCGAGTGAGCATGCCGTTGTGTGCCGGGATTTTTATCCACGCCCGGCGCGTGGGTACCCGTTGTTGCTGGGTGTTCTGTGGTATGATTTATGCGCCAACACAATCAACCACAAAGAGGTGTATATGTCTGATAATTATCCGTTTGAAGGATATAGATATCCTGAGCGTCAAGATCGTCCTTCACCAGATAGCCAAGTTCCATATAGGCCTACCGAGCGACAGCCGGAGCCTGAGCCTAAAAAGTAAGAGGCAGCAAATGACCCGAGAAAACACTATTTTTCACATCCGCTATTCGTTCCACATTGAGACGATGCAGGCGACTTTTTATAGCAGGCTGGATCGGTTACTAACGTTTTCACAAATCATGCTCGGGTCAGCTATTTTCGCTACTTATGGAAGCCTTCCACTTTTTGGCGCTATTGTTGCCTCTTTATCTGCTATTAGTTTCGTTTGGCAGCCGAGTAAAACTGCCATGCTGTGCGAAGCACAATCCAAGAAAATGAAAGAGCTAATAACGAAGCCAGACAGTATTTCAGATTCTGAACTTCATGCCGCATACGTTAAGGCCGAGGAGACGGATAATCCAATGCTTGGCCTCTTGCGTGACGCCGCTTACATAAGAACGCTGATCGTTCTTGGCCGCTCATCCGAAGCAATTTCCGTCAAACTAAGCTTTCTTCAAAAAGCGGCAGCTTGGTTTGCTGGTGACCTTCCAAAGCCTTAATCATTTACTCTGCGAATCATCCCGATCTTTCGTGCGTCTCGGGTGGCTACTTCGTGGGCCTCCTCCCTGCTCGTCACTGATGATAAATCTAAAATAACTTAGCTTTATCGTCAAGGTTAAAACTAATAAAACTTAGATTTTGATTCATACACCTGCGTGTGCAGGTTTTAGTTAGGGGATTTTGATGAGGAGTTAGCGGCGTAGTAAGCGACGATGTTCAACAAGAACACCTATTATTTCAATGTGTTCTGTTAGTGAGCTTTTAGTGGGGTAGTCGGGATTTAAAGGTACCAATTCGAAGACGTCTTGCCCATCCTGAGTGACACCCCGGGCTCGGTATTTTTTAAAAGTAGCTTCGTGCTCCCCGTTTTTGGCCACAACGTAATCACCAGGGAGAGGATTGAGCTCTGGGTCAACGATAATCAAATCACCTTCTTTAAACTCAGGTTCCATTGATTTTCCTTTAATTTTCAATGCAAACGTCCCAGCTGATAGAGTTTGCTCTGTCAGCAGGTAATCTATATTTCCCTCCAGACTTCTTGCATCGCTTTCAGCTGTCCAGACACCAGCTTGTACATAACTAATTAATGGAACCCGTGTTGAACCCAGAGTGGCCGGGGTTACATTTGATACATCAGTTTTTCCATAGAGCAGATACTCTTCGGCCACACCAAAGTATCTGGCAAGTCCCGTAAGAGATTTTCCTCCGGGCTCATTAAGATCCCGTTCCCAGTAGCCAATGGTTACATCGCTAACCTTTAAAGCTTTTGCTACTTGAGCTTGGGTAAGTTTCTTGGCCTTCCTAAGCTTCTTCAACCTTTGTCCGAGCGTTTCCAAGGTGTCATCCCCTAATCGATAAAGCTAAGTTATCTTAGTTTTTATTGACCAAAATTAAATTAGGAAATACCATCTAAGTATTCTTAGATTGGAGGGTGTTATGACAACGAAAGACCTGGAGGACTACTTCGGCAATCCAAATAAAGCTGCTGCATTTTTCGGCATATCTCCAGAGGCATTTTATCAATGGAGGAAACGACCGGGAATGCTGATTCCAAAAGGGCGAGCAGCCGAAGCTTTTGCGAGAACAGGCGGACAGCTTGTTTTTAATCCATTGCTTTATAAAAAGTCTATCGTCTCGGCGGCATAACAAAAACCACAGAAGCGGAGAAACCTTGTGGACAACAAAGATTTTCCAACACAAGACGACATCAGCGAAGCGATACACAAGCTGATCACTCAGTTCCCAGGCAAGTACAGCGCAATGGCGAAGGAGTTGGATCCGGTTGCCGGTACTGAAAACGCACTGCGTAACCGCGTCCGCCAAGTATCAGGGCAGGTGGTGCCTTTGGGTATGGCAGTAGAAATGGAGTCAATCTCAGGCCGTAGCGATATCGCCGAGGCGATGTGTAAGCACGCTGGTGGCGTATTCGTGAAGCTGCCGGAAATCGAACAGGTGGACAATGAAGAGTTGCTTATCAAGTTCAACGAACTGATGTCAGCGTTGGGTCTGTTCGCCAAGGCACATAACGAGTTCACAGCTGATGGAGTTCTCGACAACCACGAGAGTAAAAAACTGAAAGCTAAGGGTTACCGGATCCAATCGCTGGTGGCCGAGATATACGCCGTGACGGTGATGATGTTTGGAGAGGGTGACGCCCAGGATATGCGGTCCCGGGCGTCGAGTGCATCAATTAAACGTGTGGAGTAATTAACGCATGAACAGTGTACGCAATTTAGCGGGTATCCCGCAACTTCGTTGCCGTGCTGTAGCTGGTGGACGTTCGCCAGCAGCGTTTTCGTATGAGCTCAATGTACAAGGCCGATGGTTAGCCATCAACCACAGCTATGCGGCTTGGGTTGTGGGTAACGGTAAGTTTTTAGTGAGGGGAAATCATGGATAACGAAGTGATCATCCCGTTCGAAATGCGCTGTCGTGACAGTCATGGTGTGATTGTTCATGTGACTGGAGTTGATCGGATAAACCACCGGGTCATATTCCGCCGTCCGGGTTACCCCTATGATTGCGCATGCCCACGCCGGGACTTTGGCACAAAATTCAAAAAGGTAGAGCAATGAGCGTCTTAATGCAGTTACTGGATCGCCCAATAGCGTTTCAGCCTTCTTTTGTTGGGCTGGGTGCTGGCGTTACCGGTGCTGTACTGCTTTCGCAGTTGGTGTATTGGCAAAACCGAATGGATGGCTGGTTCTACAAAACCCAGGCTGAGCTGACGACCGAAACTGGTCTGTCACGCTATGAGCAGGAAGGCGCCAGGAAAAAGTTGGTTACCGCCGGCGTGTTGGAAGAAGACCGCAGAGGGGTACCCGCAAAACTCTATTTTCGCGTTAACAAAAACCGCCTGGAAGCCCTGCTGATTCAGTATGCGGAAATCCCGCATTCAAGAATGCGGCAAACCAGCAGACAAGAATGCGGAAATTCCGCCGACAAGTCTGCAGAAAACCCCCGAGCCAGATCGGGGAAATCCCGCATTCATTCATACAGGAGATTACACAGAGAATACTTCAGAGATTACTACAGAGAAAAAACCTGTACGTCAGCTGGTTCCACCAGCAGACCCACAAGCCGACTCTCTGAAAATCGATTACAAGGCCATGCTTGAGGCCTTCCATAGCACGCTTCCTGAACTGCCAGTCGTTCTTAAAATCACTGACGACCGCCGCAAGAAGCTCCGCAAACTCTGGGCCGACTACGAGCTGAACCTTGAGAAGTGGAGGGCTTACCTGCGGTTCATCTCGAAAAAATGCCGTTGGATGCTGGAAGACCGTGCAGATACCAACACCGGCAAGACCTGGCGCAAGAAGGACTTCGATTACCTGATCACCGAGAAATGCTATCTCAAGGTCAAGGAGGAGCGGGCCAATGACCTGCCAAAGGTTCAGAAGCTTGATAGCGCTGCTCGTGAGGACGCTTACACCCGATTGGTATCCCAACGGCGCAAACCCCAAAACGAGGTCGAGTCACTGGCGAAGGAAATGGCCGGATCTCTTGGGCGTATGACCGATTACGACGCACGCAGGGCATGGACCGGTATCTGGGCACAGGCAGTAACCAGGGCAAGCGAGAACGACCTAGCGAGGTTGGCATCATGAAAAAACTAGTTCTGATACCACTGTCGAGCATCGCGTACCACATCTGGCGCCGCCGGGCGTTGAAAGAGGCACGGACTTTCTGGCGGTCACGCCAAAAGAACCGGCTGGATGCTTTGGCTGGTGGGTATGTAACTGGGTGGCAGCAGTGGCACTTCGCATGGGATTACTACGGTGTTCGCGGGATTGTCCGTGCAGCGGTCGGGGAGGGCGAATGATTCTGACGTTGCCATTCCCCCCAAGCGTTAACGGCTACTGGCGCTCGCCAAACAAGGGATCGTTAAGAGGCAGAACTCTGGTCAGTGAACGCGGGAGGGCATTCCAAGCCGAGGCTATCGCCCAGGTGTTTGAGCAGCTACGTCGCCGGCCGAAGCCAATCAGTGCAGATATCGCCGTTGAAGTCATGTTCTGTCCGCCGACCAAAGCCCGACGTGACCTGGATAATTACTTCAAGGGCCTGTTCGATGCGATGACCAAGGCTGGTGTGTGGCTCGATGACAGCCAGATTAAGCGCATCAATGCGAGCTGGGGGCCAGTGACCAAAGGCGGGAAGGTAGAGCTCCGGATCAGGGAGGTTACTGATGCTGGATAAAAACACAGGTATCGGTTATTTTGATAGAGCAGTTAATCGCCTCTCCAATCACTATGCGGGTGACGGGGTGGGGAGGCTGGCTAAAACCAATGTGTGGAGTAATACAATGAATCAATTGATCGCGATTGATGGCGTAGCTGTACGTCAGGATATCAATGGCCGCTATTGCCTGAATGATTTGCACCGTGCAGCAGGAAGCGAAGGGCGCCAACGTCCGAGCGTCTGGCTGCAGAACAATCAAACCCAAGAGCTTGCGCAAGAAATAAGCAAAGCAGGAATCTCGGCTTTGGAAGTCATTAAAGGGGGGATCAGCCCTGGCGTTTATGTTTGCAAGGAGCTGGTTTACTCATATGCCATGTGGATTAGTCCTGCATTTAGCCTAAAGGTTATCCGCACCTTTGACGCTGCAGCTGTTGGCCAGCATGTTTCACAGACGGCAGATCGCATTCAGGCGGGTATTCTGCTACTTGAGTCAGCATCTCGAATGCTGAACCTTTCAAATTCGTCAAAATTGGGCGCCTATCAGAAGCTGCAGGACTTTGCCGGCATTCCTAACCTGATGCCAACCTATGCCATTGACGCTCCATCTGATTCGGTAGACGGTTCAAGCCGGCCTACAATGTCACTCAGTGCCATTCTTAAGGAACACTCAATCCCTGTCAGTCCCCAAGAGGCTTATCGCCGGCTGGAAGAAATTGGCATTGTTGAGCACCGATCACGCCGAAGTACATCGAGAGCCGCTAAGGGAGGCGTTAAGCAGTTCTGGGTTGTGACAACAAAGGGCCTTGCTTACGGTAAAAACATCACCAACCCAGGCAACCCGCGCGAAACTCAACCTCATTTCTACGATTCCCGGGCATCAGAACTTATCAAGCTGATGATGACGGCTAAGGCCAGGGCATGAGGGGATTATTGAAGCCGATCATCGTACGTGAGCTAGGACAGGTGATCTTAAAGCCAGGTGCAGATCTCCTGCCGATGTTCGGTGAGCGGGTGATGATATCAACTGTACCGGTCGAGTTTCGGGAACTGCCATCAGGCGCACTGCCAGCCACTGAGCAGCAGATAGCTGTCGATCCACGCTTCCGTCCGTTCTTTCAGCATGAGCGTGTTCTTGCCGCCGCTGGTGGCATCAACAGTCTGGAGAGTTGGTTGGATCGCTGCTCTGATTGTCAGCGCGAATGTGCAGATGGATATCACGATAAGAACATGGAGACAATGCGCTATGGCACCGGTGCTATTCGTCTGTGCTGGCATCACTCGCATTTATACCGTGATAAGACCATGCCTGAGCTATCAGCCACAGCAGAGCAAAACATAGCTGACTTCGTGGTGTACCGGGCCAGAATTTACTTCATGTTTGAAGAGAGCCACCAACTGACCTTGCCGGAACTGTGCTGGTGGGCCTGGGTGAAAGAAGTCATCGATCTGTTACCTGAGGATGTCGCGGCGGCATCACTGCGTATCAAGCCGATCACAATCACATCAGGCAGCCGGAAAGAGGCAGATATAACACCCAGTCTGGCACCAAGTCAGATTATTGCCGAGATAGCCAAGAAGGCGGCAAAGATACTGGTTATTGACCCGGCCCCGCCGAAGTCATTTCTGAAGCTGCCAAAGCGTGAGCGCTGGACCAGCGAGAAGTTTACCCGGTGGGTGAAGTCTCAGCCGTGTGCATGCTGTGGTAACCCATCGGATGACCCCCATCATATTATCGGCCATGGACAGGGCGGCATGGGTACCAAGGCACACGATTTTTTTACCATTCCGCTTTGCCGGAAACATCATGATGATTTGCACCGTGACATGTCACGGTGGGAAGAAGAGCACGGTACTCAGATCGAGATGTGGTTTAGGTTTATCGATTGGTCCCTATCAATTGGTGCGATACAATAAAATCCTTAATAAATGGAGGTGGTATGTATGGCAGCTGAATATTTGAAAATATCTTTAGAAGTTTTGAAGGTGATAGTGTGGCCTATTCTGATACTAATAGTTTATTTTTCATCAAAAGATGATTTTAGCAGCTTAATTCGGCGGGTCAATAAAGCCAGCATTTTTGGAAATGAGATAGCTATGTCTTCAGATCAACCAAAGAAAATGGTTGACGAAAGCAGTCTTGATTCTCCGGGGTATTCCAATGGTGGTTTTTTTTATGATAAATTCGGCGTGATGAGTGAGATAGAAAAAGAAGCTTGGCAAATCTATAACGCCCAACCAGATGAGGATAAAATCAAAAAATTAATAAATGTTGCTTCATTTGAAAACTATATAAGAAAAATGCAGTGGGTGTATATTTACATATTCGGAAGTCAAATTGAATTAATGGAGTTAATCTCCGCTAAACTCCCAAGTGAAGGGGTTTCCAGCTCTGAGGTTATGGCGTTTTTTGAACAAAGAAAAAACTCAAATAGATTTCTTGGTAGTAATATTGAGTTTTACTCTTGGATTAATTTTCTAACAACTAATAAGTTGGTTAACATGGCTAATGGAAATTATTACTTAAGTAATGTTGGCCGAGCATTTTTATCATTTCTTATTGAAAATCAGTTAAATAAAAATAAAGGTATGTAACAAAAATGTGGAGTAATAGGCGATCTGGCATGCGGGCCAGATGCCAGGAGATTAAAGCATGATGGACATGTACGAAATTTTAGAACGGTGGGGCGTGTGGGCGCGTGAGGATAGTGGGATTGATTACTCACCAATTGCAGCAGGATTCAAAGGGTTGCTTCCCCCAACATCGAGCGGAAAGCTATCATGCTGCGATGATGATGGATTGGTTATCGACGGGTGTGTTAGTTGGCTGAAGAAGTACAAACCAGAAGAGTATGATCTTGTGATAGCGCACCATGTTTATGGCATGTCTCTGCGCAAGATAGCCAGAAAGCGTAAGTGCTCGGATGGAACAATCAGAAAGGAAATGCAGACTGCAGAGGGGTTCATTGGTGGTTGCTTGGCAATTCTGAATGTGAAGCTTTATATGGACTAAGTGATGTGTTTTAAAGTCAGATGCCCTCTGGTACCTGACTTGATTGACAGTTTTAAGCTACCTCTTCAGGAGGTAGCTTTTACTTTTCAAGTTTCTTTATCAGTGCTGTCTACTTTACCTTCGTCAATGGGTTTTATTTGTAACTTTGGTTTGTTTTCATGCATTTTATCTATCATAAAGAACATGCCTAACGCAGTTGTAAACAAAATATTACTTACAGCAAAAAGATACAAGAAAAGAGCCAATATTCTTACATAGACATTTGAAAATAGCTCAATATCTTTAATGCTTGGTCCAGCAAGTTGCAATGCCCCACCAACGAAATACAAAACAATGCTCAAAAATGCCAAATAACCAAAAAGGTGTGTCATAAACTGACGACGTGTCAGTGGCTTTCCTTTTAGTTTTGGAGGTTCTCCATCCATCACCTCATCCATTCCATCCTTCTGGAAAGTAGCAACTGCGGCCATGGAGGCTATATAGAAACCCGACAAAATCTGTAAGATGCCGTTGACCAATGAAATTAGGCTATCTTTACCTATCAGTGATACATGTTTTGGCATGTAGCTAATAATCAAGACTATGATTGCTGAAAAGAGCACTGGAAAAGCAATGTCAAACCACCTCTTTTCGGGGTGTTTGATGAAAAAATACCCGAGAGGTGTCACAAGCTTAGATCGTATAGTCATTTTCGCCTCCCACATCTAAAACAGGTCATTATTTTACCACAAACGCTGCCATTTTTCCGAGGAGTTCAGCATGAAAATTTGTTTGGCAGACATCTATAGGGATGGATAAAATTGCTCTGTCACGTTGGGCTAGCTGGGCAGTCGCTAACTCTTCGAGGCTACGCTCTTTACTAATATGAACATTATCACTTGTAGTACGTTTGTTTTCATCACGATGTGATATTCGCAATGTGCTATATTTCATGCCGCGTAACTTATCATATGCTACTTTTATAGACTTAACAGCTTTCTCACCGCGTTTGAATTTCGTGGTTAGTTTTAATATCTCTTCTTCAATCATAACCAACCCATCATCATCAAGGGCACTTTCTTTCTTATATCGAATCGCTGTAAGGCCGCATAGATAACCTGTTGATAGAGATTTTTCTAGGGTGGTTGAAGCCTGAAACTCAATTTGAACTATAGGTCTGCATTTGAGATCTTTTTTCTGATTTTCGCGTTGAAAACTAAAACCAGAATCTTTTAAAAAAGATGTTAAGGCATTGGATATCAAAGACCTAGTTATTCCAGGTACTTCTTCTATTACAGCCGAGTAGCTGGTCGGGAATGCTTTGTTATCAGGTGTTTTTTTAATAATTACATGGCATGTGGCACCAATTCCTTCATCATTACGTTTTTTCTCTACCCTGGTTTCCCCTGTCTTGACGTTAGCAAAGGCGGGGTCTGATGCATCTTGATTGGCATATTGAAATAGTAACTTTAGATAACCTGGATCATCTTGTATCGCAAGAAGCCTTATTACTGATTTTCCTTTGTTAGTTTCGTAAACAGCATTCCCATCTACGAACAGTTTTTTAAGCACTGGAATGCATACATTCAATGGCATATCCGGAGCTTCAGCTGGGTATTTGTTCAGATTTACAGCACATTTGATTATGTAGCGCTCATTATCACCGAGAAGCATTCCAGTTAATTTCCTTTACGTTGAGTATATAATTCGGGTGTAATTATTCGCAAGCGAAGTAAGTTGTTGAGTCCGAATTATTTTATACCATTATCAATGCTGATGTTATCTGGTTATTTATCAGGTAGAGGAAAGACTAGCATTAGTTTAGAAAAAAAAGCTAACGCGTACGCAAATATGTCGATATTGTGATAAGAGTGGTTACTCAGTCACGTAGCTTACCCAATCAGAAACCTCGCTTCGGCGAGGTTTTGTCGTTTTTAGCCTCCTTACCAAAACAGTCAGCCACAACGCAAACACATCCTGTCTCTGAGTGACTTCGGAGGGAAGGGGCCATCAGTAGCAGGGATGCAGTGATTTTTGGCAATGAGCTCGTGGATGAAAACTCCGAAATGTCTATTTTTTTCGGAATTTTACCTAAACATTCAGTATACGAAGTGGCACAAAAGCGTGACAGGATGCGTGAGGAGGCTATTTTAAAGTTGTTGTGCGCGCAACGAAAAGACCAATTTATGAATTCACGCATAAGGACACATGCTATGAAAAATTTGTCGATTTTAGTTGTTCTATCTTCATGCCTCTTACTTCCTCTAACCGCGTCGGCGGCGTCCGGCAAGTGCTACAGCGCTAAGAACTGTTCTGGAAAAGTTTTAAGCAATAGAGACGCGCATAACTGCAAGGTCAAGGATCGGGGCAAATCTTGGCTTAGTGATGTCACAGGTAAATGTACCAACCTGTAATCTGGCCAGTAATGCCATTTAGCGGCATTCACCATCGAAAGGGTGAATACTGATACGGTAACTACAGGGCTGCACCTCGGTGTAGCCTTTTTGCATTTCAGCCCCAGTCAATTTCCGATACGCTGGCGGCCGAAATTTTTTAGAGTTTATTTTTAATTAAATTCCCGACTACTTGTTATGTAGATGTATAAACACACCAGGAATATAGGTATGGGCATCCTCCATGCCATCTTTTTCCGCTTCAGGAAGAGCGAATGCTGCAAAAATTCTTCTGAATTTTTGGGGGCTTGCTGATATCCCAATCACGCCAAACTTCGTCTCTATGCGCACCCAAGATTCTTTATCCTTTATGGATGCTTCAAGTAAATCAGTCATTAATTTGCAGTTTGAGGGGCGTATGCATCCCCATCTTGTCATTCTTCTTTTTGTTACGAAAGGAGTGATATCTTGCTCTACCATGAATTCAGCTCCGTGGTTTTCGTTTATAGGATAGATAGTAATGGTGCCGATTTTTGCCATGCGAATCACCTGTTAGATTAAAATAACAAATTGATTTAAATATAAAAGTTGGGGTGATGTATGGCTTATGGTGACTTCTATTTAAAACTTGCATCTTTAAGCGCACACGCTTCACCGTTTGTACTTTGCCTCTACGCACTATACCTCACTCATATAACTTATGTAGCCTCGCCGTAGCGGAGCTATATCTTTTCATCACCCGGAGATCGGGGAATGCCCCGGCAGGGGGAGGTTATGAAAATGCCCCACAATGACAATGCCTTCCTGAGTTGGTTGGCGAACCTCTATTCGAACAATGCCAACTGGATAAACGGCATGGTGATTACATCAGTCTTGGCATTTGGTCGCGTTCTTTTCTACGGCGGTAAGATCCGCACGGCGCTGGTTGACGCGTTGCTTACCGGACTAATCGCGGTAACTACCGTTCCTGTTCTTTCCCCGTTACTAGTTCGGTCCATTGAGATGCTACCGGGCATGGGTGACGTGCTATCCAAAACCGAGACGATGAAAATCGAACTGTTTGTGTTCTCAGTGCTGGGAGTTATCGGTGCCAGGGTAATCCGAGAGGCGGCTATTTCACTATTGCAGCGCATCAGCGGCTTGAATAGGAAGGGAGTTAGTGATGCAGATAAGTAAAACAGGTATTGAGCTGATTAAGCGCTTCGAGGGTTTAGAGCTGAAAGCTTATCAAGACTCGGTTGGTGTCTGGACAATTGGCTATGGCAGGACTCAGCCGGTAGATGGAAAGAAGATTGGTCCCGACATGGTGATTGACCAAGCAACTGCAAATCGGTTGTTGAAATGCGGCGTTGTTCAGTATGAGCAGGGCGTTAATCAATTAGTGAAGGTGAAAATCACTCAGGGCCAGTTCGATGCGCTGGTGAGCTTTGCTTATAACCTCGGATTACGTTCGTTGAGCACCTCGACGCTGCTTAGAAAACTAAATGCAAGTGACAAGCAGGGCGCTTCTAATGAGTTTGGTAAGTGGGTAAATGCCGGAGGCATACGGTTGAATGGTCTGGTTGAGCGTCGGGAAGCAGAGCGTGTGCTTTTCCTGTCATGAAGTGGCCACTACCACAATGGCAGATGGCTGTAATGTTGCTTGTGCTCGGCCTAATGGCTTATTTCGCATATGCAAACCAAGGGTTGCGCCATGAACGAGCCACCCTGCAATCAGCTAACAGCCAGCTAACTCAAAGCCTCCGCATTCAATCCGACTTACAAATCCGCGCTAGTGCTATCGACACTCATCACACCAAGGAATTAGCAGATGCCAAAAGTAAAATTGTTGCTCTGCAGCATGATGTTGCCCATCGTACTAAGTGGCTGCAACTCAAAGCAATCTGTAAACCGGCCGACTCTTCCACCTCCGGCAGCATGGTTGATGCAACCTGGCCCAGACTTGCTGACTCCGCTGAACGGGATTATTTCACTCTCAGAGAGAGAATCGAAACCGCACGCAGCCAAATAGCCGGGCTACAGGACTACATCAACAACATCTGCGTGAAGTGACAAGTAAACCTACTGAATGCTATATTAAGCAGCTATATTTTAGTTATTCAGGTCTATGTTGTGTTTAAATTTATTAAGCGCGGTAAGGCTGCTGCTCAAGTGAGGCAGTACACTGCCCACTGGTGTGCTGCTATGAACACCTCCTTTAGGGCTGTAACGAAAGACTTTGACGTGAATGAAAAGCCTCTACAGCTAATGAGTTGTAGCATCATTATTGCATCTCTTCTTCATGCAGGGTTAAGTGGGCCTAGGTTGTTATCTGCAATAACAGATCAGGTTTCCAATTCATATGGGTTCACCGCAAAAGACTTCCAAACTAGCGCATTAATGGCGAAGGCTATACTCCATGGATTCGAAGGTGAGGAAGTATATGATTCTCAATTGTTTATTTTGAAAGAGGTTTGCCCAGAATATCCATTTACCATTATGGATACGGATTGGTTCAAGGAAAATATCAATATAATTATTGATGTCATGGATACGGCTTTGCGTGATTCGATAGCTATTTTAAGGTGCTGAACGCCACTTCAAACATTTATCGCAAGTGCAAAGAGAACCCCCGCTTCTGTGGTTTTTTTGCCCATCATACAGTTGCTTTCCGATTCTGTTTAGTGATGGTGTGTTATCCTCCTCAATGAGAGGATCTCATGTCACACAACCTACCGTGATGTGAGCAAAAGGCTACCTACCAGATCCGCGCCGGTATAACTGCAAATGGCTGAGACCAACGGTAAGAAGTAGATTCGAAATAGTTTTAATTCATATTATTATTGGTTATTATTTAAATGACTCTGAAAAAACTTTCAAAGTGTGTCATCCCCGCGTTCACTATAATGCTCATAGCAAATACCAGTTTTGCGTCAAGTGATGATCCGGTTAATTACACAGAAAAGAGACGGCTTCACTGCAAGCTTCTTGAGAGAAATATCAACTTCTCAGATAGCAAACCAATCGGAAGCCTAAATTCAGGTTGGCTTCGCAAGATAGATGGCACATTTGCTTCTATCGAGATAGATGGTTGGAATGTGCAGCGTTATGGTAAAGAGGGGTTTACCGATAGAGGTGGAAAGCTCTTTATCCATGAGGACTGGGGGGCGGAAGTCATAGCTGACCGTGACACTGGCTATGTATCAATGCAATTACCCACAAGAAGTGGCGAAATGTTGTATATGAAGTGGTTTTGCAGTGTTGGACCTAATTTATTAAAATAACAGAACCCGCTACGGCGGGTTTTTTATTGCCTATCACAGAGGGCCTAAACCGACGCTGCGTCATGCACGATAAACAAGGCCATCATCCCCATTCCGGGAGCGATGGACTTAAAAATGATAATGATTCTTATCATTGTGGGTCCTTCCTGGAGTTCAAAACACCGAGGGGCGGGAGACTCGCGAAAGCCCGCTATTTATGAGCATTTCCAGAGGTTGGTTGTTGTTTAGTTGTCACGAAAAATGAGGCAAGGGGCATGGCTGTTTTACTCAATAAAAAAGACATGGCCACCTCATTGGGAATATCCGTTCAGGCATTTGATAAATGGGGAGTTATCCCTACAGAGAAACGTGGCCGAGAGGTGTTCTACGATGTCCGTTCTGTACTGGAAAATCGTCTGGCTCATCAGGTACGAAAACAACAACCTGACGAAGATAGCGAGGTTGCTGCTGAACAGCGCCTGCAAATCGCCAGGATCCGGTTGACGGAGGCTCAGGCTGAAGCACAGGAATTGAAAAATCAGAAAGGGAAAGGGTTGGTTGTTGAGACGGCATTTTGCACGTTTGCTCTTTCTCGGGTGGCCGGAGAAATTGCCGGTATTTTGGATGGCATACCTTTAACCCTGCAACGGCGCTTCCCTGGTGTCGATCCCCGACACCTGGACTATCTGAAGTCTACGCTGGCAAAAGCCATGAATCGGACCGCCGTTGTGGGGGAACGAGTAGAGGCGTGGATGGATGAATATATCGAACAATCAGCTGACTAATCTGGGACGTGCCATTGCCGATGGTTTGCGTGTGTTGGTACGCCCGGTACCGATGACTGCGGTTGAATGGGCGAACGAATATTATTACTTGCCAAAAGAATCTTCTTATCAGGAAGGCCGTTGGGAAACGCTGCCATTCCAAGTGGCAATTATGAATGCGATGGGAAGCGATGATATTCGGGAGGTGAACCTGATTAAATCTGCGCGTGTCGGCTATTCGAAAATGCTTCTTGGGGTCGTTGCCTATTTCCTTCAGCACAAGCAACGCAACGGGTTGATGTGGCAGCCCACAGATGGCGATGCTGAAAATTTTATGAAATCACATGTCGAACCCACGATACGCGATGTGCCCAGCTTGTTGGCAATGGCGCCGTGGTTTGGGAAGAAGAATCGTGACAACACACTTTCAATGAAGCGGTTTTCGAATGGCCGGGGCTTTTGGTGTTTGGGGGGGAAAGCGGCGAAAAACTATCGTGAAAAATCAGTCGATTTTGTTTCCTATGATGAGCTGGCTGCTTTTGATGAGGACATTGAAAAGGAAGGTTCTCCTACGTTCTTGGGTGATAAACGTATTGAAGGTGCAGTTTGGCCAAAGTCTATTCGAGGTTCGACACCAAAAATTCGGGGTATGTGTCAGATTGAACGCGCGGCAGGTGAGTCGGGGCATTTCATGCGTTTTTACGTTAAATGCCCACATTGCGGTTCGGAGCAATTTCTCAAATTTGGCGATCGGGAGACCCCTTATGGATTTAAGTGGGAGAGTGGAAAACCAGAGACGGTCTTTTACCTTTGCGAATTCAATGCGTGTGTCATTCAACAAAGTGAAATGAGTTTGGTGGGCGGACGATACATCTGTGCGGTATCCGGGGAGTACACAGTGGATGGATTACAGTGGTTTGACTCCAAGGGAGTGGAAATTCCCCCACCAGAATCAGTCTCTTTTCATATCTGGACGGCATACAGCCCGTTTACGACCTGGGTACAAATCGTTAAGGACTTTAGAAAGACGAAGGGCGACCCGGGCAAGCTGAAAACGTTCACTAACACGACGCTTGGCGAAACCTGGGCCGAGGAAGTGGGGGAGCGGCCGTTACCTGAAACCTTGCTCGAGCTGGCCGAACATTACCGGGCAGAAGTGCCCGATCGTGTGGTTTACCTCACCGCCGGCATTGACTCACAGCTTGACCGTTACGAAATGCGTGTTTGGGGCTGGGCGCCGGGAGAAGAAGCATTCCTGATCGACCGCGTGATTATCATGGGTAGGCACGATGAAGAGGAAACGTTGCTGCGTGTTGATGAGGCCATCAACAAACAGTACCAGTTAGGCGACGGTACGATCATGACCATTGGCCGCGTTTGTTGGGACTCCGGCGGTATTGATCCGGCGATTGTTTATAACCGTTCGAAAAAGCTGGGCCTCTTCCGGGTAATACCGATCAAGGGAGCCAGCGTTTATGGGAAGCCTGTGGCCAACATGCCGCGAAAGAAAAACAGCCATGGCGTTTTTCTGACAGAAATCGGCACTGACGTCGCCAAAGAAGTCATTTACAGCCGCTACAAACTAGAACGCCCCGCTGATGGTTCCCCCGTTCCTGGGCTTATCCACTACCCGAATAATCCGGCGGTTTTCGACCTGGCCGAAGCCGAGCAGATGACGGCAGAGGAACTCATAGAAAAATATGAGAAAGGGAAAATTAAATTGCTCTGGGACGCCAAAAAACGCCGAAACGAGGCCCTCGACTGTTTTGTTTATGCTTTGGCGGCTTTGCGTATCAGCGTTTCGCGCTGGCAGCTGGATTTGGATGTGTTACTGGCCAGCCGCCAACAATCACCGTCCGGCCAGCAGGCCAAAAATAATAATGACTTGGCCGCCCTGGCGGCTCAATTGGGAGGATAACGTGGCGACACTGGCACAATTGGAAGAAGCCCGAAAAGCCTTACACGAACTGCTAACGGGGAAACGTGTGGCATCGATTCAAAAAGACGGGCGCGCCGTGACATTCACCTCCGCCACGTTAAACGAGCTGCGCTCCTATATCTCTGATTTAGAGGTTCAACTGGGGTTAGCCAGTCGGCGCCGAGGTCCGGCGGGGTTCGGGGTATGAATAAAAATCAAACTTTACTTGGCCCGGATGGCGCGACGCCGCTGCGTGAATACGCCGGTTATACCGGTGGCGGTGTGGGCTTTGGTGGCCAAATTGCCGGCTGGCAACCGTCTTCACAAAGCGTAGACGCCGCATTACTGCCGCAATTTGAACGGGGGAACGCCCGGGCTGATGACCTGGTGAGAAATAACGGCTACGCAGCCAATGGTGTGCAGTTGCACCAGGATCATATCGTCGGCTCATTCTTTCGCCTTAGCTATCGCCCAAACTGGCGCTATCTCGGTATCGCTGAGGAAGAGTCTCGGGCGTTTTCTGACGAGATAGAGGCGGCCTGGCGAGAGTACGCAGAGGACCCTGATTGTTGCCTGGACGTGGAGCGCAAACGTACCTTTACGATGATGATCCGTGAAGGCGTGGCCATGCACGCTTTTAACGGGGAGGTCTTTACCCAGCCTTGCTGGGATCGTGCTCCGCATCGACTGTTTCGCACCCAGTTTAAAATGGTCAGCCCCAAACGTATCCGAAACGCGCCCGGAGTGCTCGACAGCAAAACGCAGCGCGCCGGTGTTTCGCTGGACAAATATGGCGCCGCCATTGGCTACAACGTGGTGGATGACAGCTATCCGAGCTGGGGCACCCGCCGCGTTTCCTACGTGCCCCGTGAGCTGGCAAATGGTCGGCCGGCGATGATCCACATTTTTGAACCCCTGGAGGATGGCCAGACGCGTGGGGCCAACCGATTTTACAGCGTGATGGAGCAAATGAAGATGCTCGATACGCTGCAGAACACGCAGCTGCAGAGTGCGATCGTTAAGGCGATGTATGCCGCAACCATTGAATCTGAGCTGGATACAGAAAAGGCATTTGATTACATCCTAGGGGCGGGGAACGCGAAAGGCCAGGAACCCCCGATGAATAAATTCCTGGAGCAATACCTGATTTATTACCAGGCCGCGCAAGTGAAGTTTGGCGGCGCGAAAGTCCCGCACCTGTTCCCAGGGGACAAACTGGAACTGAAAACCGCGCAGAACGCGGATAACGGCTATTCAGTCTTTGAACAGTCGTTACTGAGATACATCGCTGCCGGCCTGGGCGTGTCCTACGAGCAGCTTTCTCGTGATTATTCGCAGGTGAGTTATTCCAGTGCCCGGGCATCGGCTAACGAATCCTGGCGTTACTTCCTTGGTCGCCGCAAGTTTATTGCGTCACGCCAGGCGAGCATGATGTTTTCCTGCTGGTTGGAGGAAGCATTGATCCGTGGGGTGGTAAAAATGCCATCCCGCGCACGTTTCTCATTCAGTGAGGCGCGATGTGCCTGGAGTAATTCAGAATGGATCGGCGCCGGCCGCATGGCCATTGATGGCCTGAAAGAGGTGCAGGAGTCGGTCATGCTGATTGAGGCGGGGTTAAGTACCTTTGAAAAAGAATGCGGCAAGCTGGGCGAAGACTATCAGGAGATTTTCCGCCAGCAGGTGCGGGAGGCAGAAGAACGCAAGGCAGCTGGCTTAACACAGCCTGCGTGGGTGGCTGCAGCTTTTCAGGCTCAGCTGCAGAACTCAACACAAAACGAGGGAGGTCAGCGTGGATCAAGCGCGTAACTTACCCCATATCGCCAGCATGGCACTCAATGAGCCGCTTTTATTAGAACCCGCCTACGCGCGGGTTTTCTTTTGCGCGTTGGGTAACGAGCTGGGCGTGGGGCGCCTGATTGATGGCACAACAAACACGGTCTTATCACCGCCGCAAATGACCGAATTAGCCGCGTCCTATGGTCCCGAACGCGTGACTATCTCGGATAACGGCTATGACATCCAGGGTCGGATCGCCATTGTCCCGATATCAGGGACGTTGGTCAGTAAGTCCGCCGCTTTGCGTCCGTATTCTGGCATGACCGGCTACAACGGGATTGTTTCCAGGGTAACAGCGGCAATTAACGATCCCGACGTTGACGGGATTTTGCTTGATATGGACACCCCGGGAGGGATGGTCGCCGGCGGATTTGATGCGGCCGATATTATCGCTCGTCTGCGTAATCAAAAGCCGATCTGGTCATTGGCCAATGATATGAACTGCAGCGCCGGTCAGTTGCTGGCCAGCGCATGTTCTCGGCGCCTGGTCACGCAAACGGCTAAAGCCGGCTCTATTGGGGTGCTAATGGCCCACAGTAATTACGCCGGCAATCTGGAACAAGCCGGCGTCGATATCACCCTGATTTTTGCTGGTGCTCACAAGGTGGACGGGAACCCCTGGGAAGCCTTGCCAAAGGAGGTCCGGGCAACATTTCAGGCAAAAATGAACGCCATCCGGCAATCCTTTGCGGAAAAAGTATCGGGCTATACCGGTATTTCTATTCAGGCGGTGCTCGATACCGAAGCGGCCGTGTACACCGGCCAGGAATCGATAGACGCAGGTCTGTCTGATGAACTGGTTATCAACACCGATGCGTTAGCGGTCATGCGTGAGGCTATCAGTAACTCAAAAGTAACCCGGTCTATAGGAGGCCAAATGTCAGTAAATCAAACCCAAACCGTAGCGGATACGCCAACCGGGTCGGAAGTAGCCACAGCACAAATGGCAGCGGATCCGACAGCGGCTCAGCCCGCAGGAAGTGTAACAGCGGCCGTTAATGATGCCATTCAGGCCGAAAATGCCCGCATCATGGGGATTTTAGATTGTGATGAGGCCAAAGGCCGTGGCGCTTCCGCGCGTGCCCTGGCAGCCACGCCAGGTATGACGGTAGAAAACGCCCAGCGCATTCTTGCCAGTATGCCGGAAAGCGCTCAGGTGCGGACTGAAACCGGACTTGATCGCCTGATGGCCGATTCTCCCGAAGCCCTGGGACAAGGGGCAGCGGCAAAGGCCGAAGAAAACGACTTAATGAACACCCCGGTGTAAGGAACCCCAGAATGGTAAATCAAGAAGAGTTTAAGCATGTTCAGCCCTTTGGTGGCAGCGATGCGGCACATACCGCGATCGGCATTAGTGGCCTTACTGCGGCAACGCCGGCACTCACCCCGTTAATGTTGAAAGAAGAAGCTAACACGCTGGTGGCATGGGATGGGGCAAAAGCCGGGACGGCCGTTGCTATTTTGGCGCTGGCCATCGATGGCCCTCAACCGAAAATCACGTACTACAAATCCGGTACATTCCGGGTTGAGGATGTGCAATGGCCAGAAGCAGCGGCCACTGATGAACTGAAATTTAACGCCTTTGTTGGCTCGGCTATCAGCGTTAACTAATAGCTCACGATCACCACTTTATAACCGCGCCTGGCGCGGTTTTTTTATGAGGAAAACTCATGTCGCAATCCATGTACTCGACGAGCAAATTGATCGCCGTCACAGAGACAAAATTCAAGTTTGACCCACTGTTTCTGCGTGTTTTCTACCGTGAAAGCTACGAATTTGATACTGAAACCGTAGACCTGGCCAAGATCCCCGGAGAGGTCGCAATGGCGGTTTATATATCTCCAACGGTTGAAGGTAAAGTGCTGCGTTCGCGTGGCGGCCTGACCACGCAATTTAAGCCGGGTTACGTTAAGCCAAAGCACGAAGTTAACCCGCAAATGGTGCTGCGTCGTCTGCCAGATGAAGATCCGGAGCAGTTGAAAGACCCCGCTTATCGTCGTAATCGCATCATCCTGCAGAACCTGAAAGATGAAGAGTTGGCTATCGCACAGGTTGAAGAAAAACAGGCTGTCGATGCTGTGATCAGTGGCAAATACATCATGACCGGCGAAGAGTTCGAAGAGGTCGAAGTAGACCTGCAGCGCGACCCGGCCAACAACATCACGCAGGCTGGCGCCGGTCGCTGGTCTACCCAGGACAAGGAAACCTACGACCCAACCGGAGATCTGGAGGAGTACGCGCTCAATGCGTCCGGGATTGTCAATCTGGTTGTGATGGACCCAAAAGCCTGGTCCCTCTTCCAGTCTTTTAAAGCTGTGCAGAAAAAGCTCGATACCCGCCGGGGATCTGTGGCTTACCTGGAAACCGCGTTGAAGGATTTGGGTAAAGCGGTGTCGGTTAAGGGCATGTATGGCGATGTGGCCATCGTGGTTTACGTTGGCCAGTATATCGACCCTAAGACCCAGAAAAAAACCAACTACATGCCTGAAAACACCTTTGTTATGGGTAATAACGAGGCGCGGGGTATCCGTACTTATGGTGCCATCCAGGATATTGAGGCATTAGCTGAGGGCATTACTAAAGCCCGCCGTTACCCGAAAAACTGGGTTCAGAAAGGCGATCCGGCGCGTGAATACACCATGACGCAAACCGCGCCTTTGATGCTGTTAGCTGATGCTAATGAATTCGTGGTGGTGAAAGTCGCTTAACCGATCCCGTAGGGGCTACGGCCCCTTTTCCCCTGTTTCATAGAGAGAACACAATGGCTAATAAAGACGAATTGATCGCCAAACTGGGCGAGTTGGGCAAGGTGTTGGGCCGTGAGCTGAGCACGGAAGGGACTATCGCAGATTTGCAACTGCGGATCCGCGAAGCCGAAGAGGAAATCGAGGCACTAGAGGAAGACGGCGACGGTACAGACGGTGCTGGTGGTTCCGGTCCGTTGCTGCAGACGACCACCGAACAACGCCAGCCAATGCCGCCAAAATCAGAAGGTGAAATCGAGTGGGTAACGGTCCGCGTGCTGACGACGTTGCACATCAACGCATTGCATGAAACGCGAAATCAACCCGTGAAAATGGCGTATGCCGGCGATACGGTCCGCGTTCTTTCCTCGGACGTGGACGACCTGGAAGACGCTGGCCACGTGACAGAGCTTTAAGGGGGCGGCATGGATGGGTTCGATAACCTTTTTGATGAGGCCCTTTTCGATGCTGACAGCCGAATTATTGAGGTAATGGGGCGGGAAATGGAGGTGTTTATCAATGGTGCGCCGACGCCTGTCCGTGCCGTTTTCGATGAGCCTGCCGCTGATACTTCTCTGCCTTATGGCGCCGCAACGGTCCAGGACGTCGCCCCTCGGTTATTTGTTAAAACGGCGCTGATTGCTGGCCTGAAACCTAAAGATCGGGTGGAGATTGGCGCGGAGGCCTTTTGGGTCGTGAAAGTCGGCCCCGACGACACAGGAACCTGTGTTGTTACATTGGCGCGCGGAGTGCCAGGGAAGCCCGCGCCGGCGATCGACAAATGGAGTAAATGATATGGCCCGAGCAAGCAGGTTAAGGCGAGATTTACCCTTTGATATCGATCTGCAAGTACTGCAGCGGATCGCAATTTCTGCCGGCGCCAACCATACGCAATACATGCGCGCGTATAGCAGGGCCTTAAATCGCACCATGACAACGCTAAAAAAACGCGTTGTCGGAGATATGAAAGCCGGCTTAGCCCCCCGTAACTTATCCCTCATTCGTAAACGCCTGTTGTCGTTTCGCTTAACCCGGGGTGCGCAGCTGGACGAGGGGAAATTGTGGTTTGGTCTGAATGCAATCAAGGTTAAGGATCTCAAAGGTCGCGTTAAGGGGCGGCTCCGCCCGCACCATGACCGCAGGGACCCCCAGACAGGGCGATTTATTGCTGCCAGGCGTAGGGCATCGGCAGAGGTTGGTTTTGAACCTAAAGGCGAATTGCTGACGGCTAAAAATTTTCCTGATGGCGAGGTAGGCCGAACGCGTGCCGGCCGGCGAACAGTCTTAATTCGTGACCCGCAGACCCGCCGCGCGAAAGAGGCCGAGGTCGATATTTACGCCCCGATGCTGGACTACATCGAGGACAACGCATTTTCAGATGTTGCACGGATTTTCTTCCATCACTTTGAAATGGATTTAAAAGGCCGCGTTAAGATGCGGATCAACGTGTGAGGGACGTATGCCAACACCGATTTTAATGGCCAGCTATCACGATGCGATATTGTCTGCGCTTCGCGAAATTGCGTGGGTAGTCAATGCTGATGATTACCCGGAAGTGGTCACGCAGTTGGAAACGCCGGCGGTGTATTTGTCTATCGCCGGCTGGGAGAATTCCCCCGGCTCTGATGGTCAGTTGCGCGTTGAACTTGAGCACGATCTCTTTGTTGTTGTGGACCGCTCAGCGACGGCCGACATTTCAAAACCTCAGATATATATTCGCACGGCTGCAGCTGACCTTAGCCAATGGATAGAGGGTAAAACGTTTGGGCTTGAAGGGCTGGAGCCGGCGGAGTTTGTCAGAGCCGGCCCCGATGATTTTGATTTGGCGATGGATGATTACATCGTCTGGCGGATCACCTTCACCCAGGTTGCCGCGATGGGTGAAGATCCGTTTGAGTCGAAAGCCGGTCCGCTGAAAAAGGTATTTTTGGGCAAAGCCCCGAATATCGGCAGCGCGCACATTGACGACTATCGGCTGATCTACGAAAAAAAAGAGGCCGCCGGCGATGAGTGATGACGCGTTATCAGACCTGCAGCGCCGGGTTGCCAATATAGTCCGCCGGGGGGGTATTCACTCGGTAAAGCATGGCAAACAACCGTTTTGCCGGGTGGATATAGGCGATAACATCACAACCTGGCTTCCGATGTGCCAGGGATTCGCCGGCGCCCATCGCAGCGACTCAAACCCGTGCGCAGTCGGGGACCCTGTGACCGTGTTATCTGAAGCCGGCGAACTGAATAACGGCCGGGTTTTCCCTGGCTGGAATACGGGCGCTATGCCGGCGCCAGAAGGCAGCGACGCGGAGCACATCACCCGATACAGCGACGGCGCAGAATTCCGCTACAACCGCGAAGAACACGCCTTTACGCTGACACTGCCGGAGGGCGGCACCTATGAAATTATCGGTAAAGGGACGTTACGCGGGCCAGTTACGATAACGGAAACACTTACCGTACAGGGTGAAAGTTTCCTGCAGGCGAAGACGACAGTCACTGGCGACCTGTCCGCCACGGGAGAAATCTCCGACGGCAAAAGCTCTCTGGACCGGATCCGGGAAATTTTCAACGACCATACACATCCCGATCCGCATGGCGGGGACACCGATAAACCGAACAACCAAATGTAACCCGCTCCGGCGGGTTTTTTTATGGGGGCACTATGCAGGGAGTTAATGCAGCCAACGGTAAACGCCTGGCAGGAACCGCTCACTTGCGCCAGTCCGTTTTTGACATCCTGACCACGCCGATCGGTAGCCGCGTTCTGGTCCGGGATTACGGTAGCGATTTACTGGACCTGGTGGACAACCCCCAGGACGAAAGCACGCGGGTGCATATCATCGCCGCCACGGCCAGCGCCCTGGCGAAGTGGGAGCCGCGTCTGCAGGTGAAAACGGTGGCGGTGCAGTTTGCCGGCGCCGGGCAATTTGATTTGACGATTTACGGCATCAACACAGAAACGGGCTACCCGATCACTTTGGAGGAGTTAACGATAAATGGCGACCAATTCCGCGGCGATTAACCTTTCAGAGTTGCCCGTTCCTGACGCGGTGAAAGTCCCTGACCCCGCGCTGATTTTTGCCGGCTGGCTGGCGCGACTCCGCGAGCTGGACCCGGATTATGATGCCTTGCTGGAGTCTGACCCTGTGTTTAAACAAGGGGAGGTCCTGGCGTATCACTCAACACTGATCCGCCAGGGCATGAATGACTCTATTCGGGCTGTATTACTGGCCAGCGCCAAAGGGGACGACCTGGACCAGTTGGGCGCTAATTTTGATGTGTTGCGCTTGCTGATAACACCGGGCGACCCGAACGCCGTCCCTCCAGTGGCGCCGGTCTATGAAGACGACGAGGCGTTTAGAACCCGGATACAACTGGCCTGGTCCCGGTTAAGTACCGCCGGCGCCGAAAACACCTACACCTTTTTTGCCGCGTCTGCAGACCCTGACGTTTTAGATGTTCGGGCATACGGCCCCGAAGATCATCAACGGCTTGGCGAGGTGTATCTCTATGTGTTGTCCCGGACCAATGGGGGGATCCCATCGGCTGATGTGCTGAAAAAAGTGGCCGAAGCGGTCAATAAAAAAGAGGTCCGGCCGCTGACCGATTTCGTCACGGTGAAGCCGGCGGAAATGGTGGATTTTGAAGTCATTGCAGATATCCAGATCCCCTACGGCCCGGACACTGACACGGTGATGAAAGCGGCAGAGGATGAGCTGGCCAAGTACCTGGCCATTGTTAACCGCCTCGGCCGACTGGTGTCGTGCTCGGCCATTGACCGCGCATTGCATCAAGCCGGAATAGTGACGGTAAAACTCACTTCACCCGCTGCAGATATCAGCATGGCAATGGGGCAGGCGCCGCGCTGCTCAAAAGTGACGCTGCGTAAGGTGATCATTAATGCCGAATAAATTTAAAACCCTCCTCCCGCCCAATGCCATCCCGCCAGAGCGCGCCCTGGAACAGGCGACAACTGAGGAGGTGCTCTCTATCCCTGACCTGATCCGGATAGTGAAAAATCCGGCGCTGTGCCCTGTTGAGCTGCTGCCGTGGCTGGCGTGGGAGTACAGCGTGGATACCTGGAACACGGACTGGACAGAGGCGGAGAAACGGGCGGCTATCGCCCGGGCGGCGTATATCCATCGGCACAGAGGGACCCGGGCGGCGATCGAAATGTCGCTATCTTCTTCACCGTTCGCCAGTGATGTTGTCGAGTGGTTCGAAAAAACGCCCCGGAGAGAGCCTTACACGTTTTCTCTGGATGTTACCCAGGACGACCGGCCGATCACGCTAACGGACGTGCAGGACCTGAAAAGCGCGGTGATGAAAGGTAAAAACCTGCGCTCCTGGTTCGATGTGTCGTTTAAAGGCAGCCTGGACGGTAAGGCGATTTTAGCCGGCTACATGATTGCATCTGAGTCATTCTCAATCATCCCTGTGTTTGAGTTTATCGGCGTACATATCAACGGCTGGATGACTTCGGAGTTTGCGCCTACGTCGTCGTTTGATGGGGCTGTTTACACGCTGGTAACGCAAGGCAACTTTGGCGCGATCACCTGGCACGTAACAGGCCCGGCGACGGTAGCCAGTGACGGAACGGTAACAATCACCGGTCCCGGGGCAGTCGCTATCACGGGGACAGATGCTCGTAACCGCTCGATCAGCCATGCAATCAACCCTGTTCGTTACCTTGTTCCCACGCCGGCAGATATTCAGCTTAGCCAATCTGATATGCCTGCGTTTATTGAAAAACAGGGCGGCAGAATGTGCCTGGTTGAGGATTTAATTCGTTGGCCGCAAGCCGGCGGAACGAAGGTCCGCGAAATGGGGCATCTGTGGGGGGAGTGGGGAAACATGGCAGCCTACGGCTGGCGCAAGTTTTGGATGGGTTCAACCTCGGAGGAAGCCCGCTGGGTTACTGCTTCCCCGGGGAGTCCCTCAAATTTCAGTCGGTTTGTGCGGTTAACCTCTGCGACAACCGGCAGCGTTTCGCCGTGGGACCCTAACGATTATTCGACGGCTGCAGTGATTGAAGTGGAGAAAAAATAATGGCATCAGGATTAATTTTAACCGCCGTCGGCGCCGAGGCGATAGAGACGGCTTATCAGGCCGGCGAGGTGGTCACTATCCCGATCGTCGCATTCGGTGATGGTGGTGGGGTATCTGTGCCCCCTGACCCTGCAGTAACCAAGCTGGTTAATAAATTTGGGGATGTGCCCTTTACGCAGGGGGATTCGGGTAGCGGCATGATTGCCGGCCAGGCAGTCATAAACGCCCGTGAATATCCAGGGAAAGTGGTCCGTGAGTTCGGGCTGATGAGTAGCGCCGGCGTTCTGATTGCCTATGGCGCCTATCCCGATACCTACCTCCCGGAGCAAAACGACTCAATAGTAAAAGAGCTGGTGATTAGCTTTGCCATGCCGCTGGTACACGCGGAAAGCGTGGTGCTGGAGATTGATCCGAATGTATCGGTGCTGACGATTGAAGAAGCGGACGCCCGTTATCTTTTCAGGAAGGGCGACACGGCGACGGGCGATCTGGGCGCGCCAATGTTCCAGGCAAATGGCACAAGCGGCGTGCCGGAAGGTTCTGGCATGTATAAGGACCAGTTAAACAACCAAGCCCCGTTTTATTCGCCTGATTATCAATGGCCCGTTAATTCTGGGGGGGCGTATGTTCCCCTGGTGAAGGGGCGCGGAACAAGAAAGGCCAAGGGATGGCCAACGGCCGTTAGCTTTGGCTATCTCATGCCCGGCGTTGATATGCACGCCCATCCGGTTATCCATGCAATTGGCGACAGTGGCCAGGAATGCATATGGGAGTTTGATACCCAAACCGGAGGCCTAAGAAGTAAAGCCGGGACGTTTGCGATAGAAGAACAGCAACCGATTGTGCCGCTACCTTACTCGGGAGATTCCCCGCCGCTGGGCTATGCCTTCTTGCTGGGGCAGGCCTTTGATAAAAACGCTTATCCGCGCACGGCGCAGGCGTTCCCGTCGGGTGTTTTTCCCGACATGCGAGGCCGGACTATTTTGGGGAAACCTGATGATCGCTGGCCACTGACGTTAGCGGATGGCGATGTCAAAAGCCATGGTCACGGCGGTGAGGTGGGAGCGGCAGACCTTGGCAGTAAGGAAACGACGCAAGCCGAGGCTTTTCAACCGCGCTTACGTTCGTATAACTCCAATACGTCACTTGATGGAGGATGGAGTACACGCCACACCGTCGAACAGGATCGGGACTATGGCGATCGCAATCTCAATATGATTGAGCCAATCCCCAATCACTCCCACTGGGTAGATATTGGCTGGCACGGCCACACGCTGCGAATTGATATGACCGGCGGGGCAAAAAACACCGTTGATAACATTGCATTTAACTACATTGTGAGGCTGGCATGACTGAGAGCTCGGCGTTTTCGGATACCCCCCGTTGGGTATGGGTTTACCGCTTTGACGAGGCCGGCATTTTTACCGGCTCCCTCAATTTTTATGTGGCGCCGCACACGGGCCTCCCGGCCAATTGCACCCCGTTGAAGTGCAACCCGAAGACGGGCCAGGCGGGCGTATGGGATGGCACGAACTGGACGTATATTTCTGATGTGCGCGGATCCACCTATTGGGATCAGCGTGGCAATCAGTTTGTCATGATGGAGCTGGCCGCGCTTCCTGAATGGGCTGTGACCGTCGCGCCGCCGACTGCAGAACCTGGCCATGCGGTTTTGTATACGGACGACGCCTGGCAGCAAATTGAAGACCGGACCGGGCAGACCTATTACACGGCTGACGGTCGCCCCCAGGCAGTGCCCGACGCCTATTTTATCTTGCCCCCTGACTGCACCTTTACGCCGCCGGTAACGCCCTGGGACCAGTGGGACGGTGAGCAGTGGGTAACAGATACCGCCGCCCAACAGCGGGCCGCAGTAGAGCAAGCCGCGCAACGCCGGCAGCAGTTGCGGCAGCAGGCAGATCAACAGATTGAATTGCTTAACGACGCTGCAGAGGCCGGGATTAGCGAAGAGGGCGACGATCAACGCCTGGCCAACTGGAAAAAATACCGCGTGCTGTTAAGCCGTGTTGATCTCGGCCAGGCTCCCGATATCCCCTGGCCCGCGTTGCCAGCCTGATAAAACAACCCCCTGACCGCCGCCGGCGGTTTTTTTATGCCTGGAGATAACAATGGCAGATTTACATGGTGTGGAAACAATAGAGCTGAATATCGGCTCGGTAGCCGTGACAACCATTCAGACCGCGATTATCGGGCTGGTGGGTACGGCGCCAAACGCGTCTAAAGGGACGGTAGCAAGCCGGACCACGGGCACCCCGTTGCTGGATAATGAACTGACGTTTAACGCCTCAGAGCCGGGGCGCCTGGGCAATCAATACAGCGTTAAAGCGGTTGCCGGCGCTGCAGAGGCGAAAACCTCGGCCAGCTACGCGGCCGGGGTGCTGTCGATCATCCTGGGCGCAGATACTGAGGGCGTGATAACAGCGACCGCGGCCGAGGTGGCTGCAGCGGTGAAAGCCGTGGCCGATAGCAAAATCATTGCCGTTGAAACCACGGCGCCGGGGATTGTGGCGCCATTCACGGCCCTGTTAGCCGGCGGGACCGATGAGCCGTTTCCGCTGAATACGCCGGTGGCCGTGATGGGCGGCACCCAATTAAGCGCCCTCGGCGCCGGCGGCACGCTGGGCGGGGCGATTACGGACATCACCGACCAAACGAACGCGCTGATCATTGTCGTGCGTGCGGCGGATAAAGCGGAAGGTAAAGCCGCTGCCGTGCTGAGTACGGAAAAGGGCGTGAAGTTAACGACCGAAGGCGGGGCGAAATTGCTCACAGAGCAGAAATTTGCGGTGGATCCCGACGTGCGGGCCAGTCTTATCGCGGCTATGGGGGCCTGGTCATTAAGCGAATCTGTCACCCGTTACCGGCCGCGCATTTTGATTGCCCCGGGGTTCAGTGAAGACGACGCGGTCGGGAAGGCGCTGGAAACGGCCGCAAACAAATTGCGCGCGGTGGCTTATGTTGATTGTGAATCGATGGCCACGGCTCAGGAGGTTGTGACCCGCCGTCAAATGTATGGCGCCCGGGTGGAGCTGTTACGCCCGAGGGTCTCGAAAGTGAAAGCCAACGGTGAAATCACCTTTCGCCCTTATTCCGCGTTGGCTGCAGGTCTGCGCGCGCGGATTGATTTAGAAAAGGGCTGGTGGTGGAGCAAGTCCAATCAGGCGATCGCGAACATCCTCGGCGTTGAACAAGTGGACGAGTTTATCCTCGGCGATCGTAACTGCCAGGCCAATTTATTGAATATGGAAAACGTCACGACCATTATCCGCCGTGATGGCTTTCGGCATTGGGGGAACCGCCTTTGTATCCAGGATCCTCAATGGCAGTTTGAATCGGTGCGCCGTACTGCAGACGTTATCGAGGACAGCATTCAGGAGACTGCCTTGCTGTACGTCGATCGGCCGCTCGACCTGGAGAATGTTGATGACATCCTGGGCACGATTAACTCCTACATGCGCACGCTGACCAAGCTCAAAGCCATTTTTGGCGGCCGGGCCTGGCTGGATGAGGAACTGAACACCGCCGAAACGCTGGCGGCCGGTGAGGTCTATATCGATTATGACTTTGGTCCGAAATCACCGACAGAACGGATCACGATGCGGGTTCGCATTAACAATCAATATGCAGTAGAGGAGCTGGGGACGGTATGAGCGATAAAGCAACGGTAAGAGCCTGGACATTTTTTGCCGGCGGTTTCCGTATCCAGGGCGCGCATGAGTACACGCCGCCGGAACTGTCGATCGTCAAAACAGACCTGCGCACCGGCGCGCAGGATGCCCCCACGCCGATGGATGACGGGATGGAGGCGCTAACCTGCCAGATCAAGTTTTATGGCATCGATACGGACATGCTAACCCGCTTTGGTTTTGTGACGGGCAATCGTAATCGCTTTGCGGCCTATGAGGGCTATCTCAGCAACGGCCGCGCGCTAGGGGCGATTGACGAGATAGAGGGATTTGTTTCGAAAATTACGCCTGACGCCCGGGATAACCAGGCGCTGTCAGAAAAGGCCACCACGGTCGAAATCGCGATCAATTACTACAAACAAACGTTTGAAGGTCGCGAGCTGTTCGAAATCGACACGGAGCGCTTTATTCGCCGTGTGAATGGCGTGGATCAGTTGCGCGGCATTGCCGCCAAAATCCGCCTTTAATCCTTAATCATCCTCGCTATCAAGCGGCCCCCGGGCCGCTTTTTTATTGGAGCAATTTATGAGTTACCCCGCCAACAAACAAGAGATCACTTTCTATTCCCCGCTGACCCTCGAAGACGGCAGCTCGCTTACCCGTGTTTTCATGCGGGAGCCGCTGGTGCGGGACCGTATCGAGTTCTCCCGGATGAAAGGGAATGACCTGGAGAACGAGGTGGCCATGATCGCTAACCTTTGCGATATGAACGTAAGGGACGTAGAGAACCTAACCTCGGCGGACTTCTCCCAGTTGGAGGATATGTTTAACGATTTTTTGCTACCGCCCGAAAAGCGGGAGAAATCGACATCCAGCGAGGCCTAAGGCTACTGGGGCGTCGGCTGCATTACACGCTGGGCGACTGGCTAAACATGCCTTTCAGCGTGTTTAGTGATTTTCTGGTGCTTGAAGTGGAGATAATCAATCGTGGCCGGACTTAGCCAAAAATTAAAGGCCGTTATCAGTTTCGGCGGCAATATCGACTCCTCCTGGGGCCGGTCTACGGACGGTCTGAAAAAAGGGCTGAGTTCTGTCGAAAAACAGTCTGAGAAGCTGACCAAACAACAGAAAGCCCTGGCTTTAGAGATGAAGCAGGCCAAATTAGCCGGCAAGGACATTGCCGGTTTAAAACGGGACTATGCCGGCGTTACGCGCGAGATAAAAAAAGCGGATGCCGCGCAGGTGGCTTTAAATCGTGACCTGCAGCGCGCCGAACGGCTGCGCCGCTTTGGGTCTGGTGCTAAAACGGCGGCCGGCCGAACGTTGAAAGCGGGGATCGGGATGACCCTCGGCGGCGGAGCGCTGGCGGCAGCGGCCGGCGCCATACTTTCCCCGGTAAATATGAACGCCCGGACCGCTGAATCGGTCGGCAAGGCGAGAACTTACGGCGTGGGCATCGAGACGTATAACGCCTGGGACAGTTTCGGGAAACAGATGGGGCTGAATGGGGAGAACTTTGGGGACCTCCTGGAGGAGCTAAAAAACAAGGCCGGCGAATACAAGGCGACCGGGGAGCAATCCTCGCTTAACGATGCTTTCAAGATGCTGAAATTTGGCGCCGGCGATTTTGCCGGCCTGACCAATGAGCAGCAGTTTGAAAAAATTATGGAGCGCGCCCTAATGCACAAAGACGAGCAGGAGGCGGCGTCCGCGGTCGATATGCTGATGGGGGGCGAGGCCAATAAAATCCTGACGTACATGCGCCTGACTGGCAAAAGCTACAAGGAGATGATGGATCAGCAGAAGCGTTACAACCTGGTCACGAAGGAGGGCGCTGATGGCGCCATTCGCGGCAATATTGCTTTCAGTAATCTGCGCAGCGTGTGGGGATCGGCCGTGGAGGAAATCGCCGGCAAGCTGGGCGGTTCGTTGGCGCCGAAAGTGACGCAACTGGCGGATGAGCTTTCCGCCTGGTTCAAAAATGGCGGCATAGAAATTATCTCCACCACGATCAGGAACAAATGGATCCCGAACCTGGTGGAGTTCGCCAACGGCATCATGGCTGTCACAAAGTTGTTTCTGGCCATCGCCAGAAAATTAGCCTGGCTGTTGCCCGATGAGCAGAGCGACAAAAAAGCCATTGTGCGCTCTCTCGGTAAAGGGGATATCGAGGGAGCGCGTGATTTTGCCCAAACGCGGGGCCAGTCTGCCTGGCTGGAATCCATTTTGAAGGACCCGGAGAAGCAGAAGGCACTGCAGGGCATTTACAGCGATGCGCAATATTCATTGTCCAGCGAGCGGATTATGAGTCCTGGTGCGTATTGGGATAAGGCCGACGATCGGATGCTGGCCGCTATCGGGGAAACTGACAAAGGTGATGATCCGTTAGAAGGGGCCTTTTCTTTCCTGTCTTCACTGACCAATCAAGGCGCCGCTGGCGACAAGCCTGCGATGACAGACAATCGCAGGCAAGAGGTCAATATGACGGTGATCGCTCAACCTGGCCAGGATGCGCAAGCGGTGGCGGATAGCGCGGTGTCGTCAATGAAAAATATGGATGTGTTTAACGGTAACAACGCAATGCATGACCCTGCGGAGGTCTGGTAATGGTGGACATTATCGGCACGATCACGGGCGCCTACGATGCACGGCGGCCGGCGGACAGCGCCAGCATTATGATGATGTTCGGCACCTTTGAGTTTTCTATCGACACGGCGACCTATAACCAACTGACGCGGGAGGCAAGCTGGCGCTGGAGTGAGCAGGAGCGGATCGGCAAACAGGATTTGCTGCAGTACACAGGGAAATCCGCCCGGACGGTCAAAATGGACGGGGAGGCGCACTCCCAGTTTCGAAACGGTGTGGCCGGCATCGATGCGCTTTATGATCTGGCCGACAAGGCCGAGCCTCAGCAATTGGTGAGCAGCGCCGGCGATGTGCTGGGCTGGTGGGTTGTTACCGAATTTTCCGACACGACGCCGCTGTTTTTACCGGGTGGCGCCCCCCGCAAGAAAACCTACTCGATCACGATAAAACATTATGCCGATGACCTATCTAACCCGTGAGGGTGACGTACTGGATGCCGTCTGTGCGGCCCACTACGGCACTGAGAACCTTTCGCAGACCGTTGTGACGGTTTTAGACGCTAATCGCGAATTGGCGGCGCTGGGGGCTGTTTATCCGGCAGGGTTAATCATCATCCTGCCGGACATAGAGACGCCAACGCCTGAATCACCGATCCAGCTATGGGATTAACCGATGCAACAAAAACAGCCGGCCGAATTCCGGCCAGAATTCCGCATTATTGCGGAGGGGCAGGATATAACCGCGATCATTCGCGAAAACCTGGTGGATATCAGCTTAACGGACAACGGCGGCGCCACGGGCAAAACTGACGAGCTGCAAATTACCCTCCTGTCGGAAACGCTAAAACTCCCGGCCAAAGGCGCCCGCCTGAGTGTTGCCCTGGGCTTTAATGGTCAGTTGGTCGATAAGGGCTGGTTTGTGGTGTCTGGCCGCGCCAGTAGCGGGCCACCGCGCAAGATCCAGCTTTACGCCACATCGGCCCCAATGAACGCGCAAAAACAGCCTGGCGATGTGCAGAGCCAGAAAAGCCGCAGCTGGGACGGCGTGACGCTGGGGGACATTGTGAAAACGGTGGCAACTGATAATGGCCTCATCCCCAAAATAGCCACGCAGTTGGCCAGCATCGCGATAGAACACATTGACCAGGTGAGAGAGTCCGACGCGGCGCTGATGACCCGCCTGGCGCGTGCGCATAACGCGGTAAGCAAGGCCGCCGGCGGTTATTGGTTGTTTCTGGAGCAGGGGGAAGCAACTACCGCCAGCGGTGGCGCCCTCAGTAACGTAAAGATAACCCGGGAGGCGCTTTCCTCCTGGAGCTATTCAGATGGCCAGCGCGGGGCCACAACGGGAAAGCCGGCGAAGACGGCAGACGGTAAAGGCAAAAAGGGCAAAGTGAGCGTGTCCTATTTCGATCCCGCTGATGGTCGAACGAAAACTCAATCGCTGGAGCATGACGGACCCGACCAGGCCAACCCCTTCACGCAGCCGAGCAAAGCTCAGGCGGACAGCAGCGCCAAGTCAAAAATGACGCAGGCCAACCGGAACGAAAGGAGAATGACGCTAAGCGGGCCGGGCCGGCCGCAGTATGTGCCATTGACTGCCGAAAGCCGGATAACCACGGCGGGATTTGGTGAGGAGGAGGATCGCACCTGGTTAATCGAGTCCCTGGCGTTCTCTTTGAGCAGCTCAGGCCTGGCGATGGCGTTTAACCTGGTCACTGATATTAAACCGCCTGCAGAGAGCAAAGCGAAAGCTGCGAAGAAAGAAAAGAAATCCGATGGCATTGGCTATTTCGATTAACGCTATTCAAGTAAGGTAAAATGATGGAAAAGTTAAGGCTTGTCCGTTCTGCACAACAATCAAAATCAGCTTACCAAAACATTCAAGATAATGAATTATCATTGTCAATATCCAAGCTGCCACCTACTGATAAATTAAACCTCACTGCTTTAGTTCCCGTTGTTAATGAAGGGGTGACTGAGGCGGCGACAATAAAAGATATCGTTGATTTACTCGATGGGGGATCGCCTGGTGATATCAAGTTAGACCCCAGCGCGAATAACTTGCTAAGTAATAGTAACGCGGGACTTATGTTAGACCGTTACAAGGCCCCTTGCGTGGGTATTACCGGCACGTATGTGAGTACCGGCGCGGGGCCTGACTTCACTAAGGATAACGCTTTTAGTGAAACGGGCGGCATTTGGAGAGTAAAAAACACGCTCATGCTTAGCCGAGTACCAAGCACGGCTAATGGTGCGGTCATTGTTGATATCACTCTAGGGAAAATACCCTGTGATAGCTCGGGGATCCCTTTGCAATATATGCTAAGTGTTGGGACAACAAGTAAAAAGGTCGGTGGAGTCTGGCGCCAGCATTCTGTCATGATATTGGCCATTGTGGGCGCTCCCATCAAATTAATGGATGTTGTTACCGGAGTTTTAGAAGATTACAAAGAGGGAGTAGCGTGGGGGGTAAGCGTTAAATATACGTTTGGGGATATGGCCCCATCGGTACCATAATTACATTGAAGTTTATAAAGAAAAAGAGGCAGATAATCTGCCTCTTTTAGTATCCCTGGTGCTGGTGGATTTTTTATCTTTTAATCATACCAATAAATATCGTTCGGATAATGTTTCCGAATCTTGTCGCAGCACGTCTTAAAATTGATGGTGGCTTGCACTTCTCACAGTAGCTCGGTTCGCCGTTTGCCCAACCGGTGGTTTCAGCTATCCATAACCCGCACGTTCTGCAAAACGTCATGTTGTGTGCAGACATGATACACCTCCATATGAAAATCATTATTAATGGTGCGTGTATTATCTTGGAGTTGCAAATGGGTATTGCCGATCAATTAGTTGCAGATTGATCGTTGAAAACGATCGCTTACGATTAGCCAGGTGACTACCAGGCTTGTCTGTACATTGAAATGCCTCGGTAGGGAACACAGAACTGCAGTTGTGTTGGGGGAACGTATAATGGCTGAAGTTTTTATCGTGCTTGTGTACTTATACACGTAGGCAAGATACTGGTAGAACTTCATCTTCATTCATCAAAACTATCTTTCTTTACCGATCAATATCCTACCTTTCTGAGAGATTTCCGAACTTTCCCCCGCTAAAAACTTGCGTTTATACTGTATAAAAAAACAGTATCAGGGCAACATTATGACTTTCTTTTATCCAACACCAAACCCCACCAAACTAGAGATCCCGCTGTTTTCCGATAAGGTACCTGCGGGCTTTCCCAGTCCTGCAGCTGATTACGTCAGTTCACGTATCGACTTGAACGAGTACTGCATCAGCCACCCTAACGCGACCTATTTCCTCTATGCGACCGGCGACTCGATGCTGGAGGCGGGCATCACGGAGGGCTCTATGCTCGTTGTCGATCGCAGTATCAGCCCAGCTCATGGCGATATAGTTATTGCCAGCATCGCCGGCGAGTTCACTGTGAAACGTCTCTGCTTACATCCGCGCGCGCAGCTGGAGCCAATGAATCCAAAGTATGAGCCGATCCTACTCCATGACAGCGGCGACGATTTGGAGGTGATAGGCGTCGTGGTGTCATCGATAACGAGGCTTAAGTAATGTATGCGCTTGCTGATGTGAATAGCTTTTATGCGAGCTGCGAAACCTTGTGGCGTCCAGACCTGCGCGGCTGGCCCGTTGTCGTTCTTTCGAATAATGATGGGTGCGTTGTTGCCAGGAACAAGGAGGCGAAGGCTCTGGGCCTGAAAATGGGGGAACCCTATTTCAAAATTAAGCGTGAATTTGAGAGCGTCGGGGGGATAGCGTTCAGCAGTAATTACGAGCTTTATGCTGACATGTCACAGCGAGTGATGGCCGTTTTAGAAGAGATGGCACCGCGCGTAGAAATTTACTCCATCGATGAGAGTTTCATGGATCTGACCGGCGTGCGTAATTGTATCGACCTTGAAACCTTTGGCCGCCAGGTGAGGGCTAAAGTGTTACGCAATACCGGCCTAACAGTCGGGGTTGGCATTGCCCAAACTAAGACACTGGCGAAGCTGGCCAACTTTGCGGCGAAGAAGTGGGACAAGACTGGCGGGGTTGTGGACCTGTCCAACGAAGGGCGCCAGCGCAAACTTATGGACTTACTGCCGGTGAATGAGGTCTGGGGTATCGGCCGGCGGATATCGAAAAAACTCAATATGATGGGTATCGAAACCGCGCTTCAATCAACTCCCCGTGCATTAAGCACAGGGTATAATTGCGGCTAAAACGGTAGAAATTGCTATTGATTGATCTTCTTTTCGCTATTAAAGTAACTTGCAGTTTTATCCAAAAGGAAATCAGAATGACAACTATTGATGATGTTGCTGAATGGATGAAGTCTCAAGTTAATGCATCTGTCAGGCTTTATCAGGAAAATGCTGTATATAAAATCAAACATTTGTTTGGTGATGACTTTGTTTATAAAAATGCTAATGGCAATCTCTCGATTGATAAAAAGGTTTTGGCTCGATTTAAAAAAATAACTGCTGACGATGTTATTTGGGATCGTGGAGATAAAGCATGGCGCAAAAGAAACTCTCGTGATAAACCCGGAAGGCAACAAGAATAA